CTGAAGTGAAGTTTGCAGGAACCGCAATCTTCACAATCTTGCCACCAAGATACCCAGCGGCGGTCAGCGTTTGCTGGTCGGTACCGGGGTCGCCCGTGAGAACAACGTCAGGCGACCATTGTGAATCGTTCTGACCATAGTATTGCAGCTTTAGGGCCATTTTGTTCTCCATGTAGAAGTTTTGATTTAATCGCATCAACCAATCCGTAGTTTAGGAGGAAACCTATTGGACTATAGTAGGTGCAATTACTTGCTACACTTATGACCGTAATATTGGGAAAACTTCTAACTAGTGTAATAAGTAGACTATTATGCCCATAGGGTCTGACCATAAGTGTCGCATATCCCCAATAAAATCACTATGACCACCATCTATAGAGGTAGTTATCATGGCAAATAGGATTCGTAAATTACAATTGGTGGAGAAGGAGGGGGTAATCTACAAGCAGTGTTCAGGCTGCGGACTTCAACCTCTAACAAGATTTGGCCATCTGTTCAAAGATAGGGTAGGAAGCGATGGTAGACCGTTTTACACAAGTCAATGTGTAACCTGTCAAAGGCTGCGTAGAGACCAATTTCAGCCTGAAAGAAAAAAGCTATGGATGAGACGGGCTGTCTATAAGAGGCACAACCTAACAATTGAACAATGGGAGGCTCTGTTTGAAAAGCAGGGTCGATGCTGTGCTGTGTGTCGTAGCCCAGTACCGCGTGACACCAGAGGATGGCAGATAGACCATGACCACAGTTGTTGCCCTAGCACTAACAAAAACAGAACCAGTTGTGGTAAATGCGTTCGCGGAATTCTGTGTGGTGGGTGTAATGGAGCGTTAGGTCAGTTCAACGATGACCCTACTTTCCTCAGGGCAGCGGCAGCTTATCTTGAAGCTTACAAAAAAGTGTCAACGTGGACACACGACCGCAAGCAGGAACAAGCTGAAGTAGCCCGTCGAGTAAATGAGGTTGAGAATAAAAAATTGAGCGATTACCTATGCCCGGACTGCGGGAGGGAGTTCGAACAGGTCACCAAGGGCGTGTACGGGGGGCACCGCAAGGCGTGTCTACACTGGAAGAAGGCGGCTGAAATCCTTGAAGAAGAGATGGGGCAGACTTTGGATGAGATACTAGAATCGAATATCTAGTATCTCGTACCCCGTAGTTTGCGTTCAGCATGGTACTTCTTCAACCCACTAATCAACTTGTTCAAGTTATCAGGAGAAATATAACGCTTCACTTTCACCTTGGGAGCCGTGGGTAGGCGTTCCTTCTTTGGTGGACGACCACGTTTACTACGTAATTCGGGTGGGATGTACCCCTTTCCAAGTCGAATGTTCAAATCGAGGGCCAGTGCTGGTAGGTCAGGAAACTTAGGAGCCCCCGCCGCAAACTTCAGTTGCGACCACTTATGGTACCCCTGTGGTGTGTACACCTTAGCCATCAGAGTTTGCTTGATGATGGAATGAATGATGAGCCAACTCTCAGGCTTGGGAAGGATGGAGCCATCACGAAGTCCTGCAATGATACCGTTAAGCAGGGTCATGTAGTCAGTTACACCATTACCTACTTCACGACGGACGTAGTGAGTAACTGACTGACTCCGTGGAATCCTACCAAGGATTTGGGGTTGGTAAACCATATCAGGGGGAAGTCGGTGCCATGGCTTTGACCCCAATGGGTACTTCCACGGAGTGGACACCAGTTTACGGCCTTTATGCCCCTTCCACCTGACCCCATATCGAGAGTTTCTATCGCCGAACTGATTGTGGTTTAATCCCTTGGGTTCGTAGCAATCTAGCTCAGCAACCAGCGCGTTAAACTTCTTACTCGCTTCTTCAGCGGTGGACACGGTGTCAATTAGGGTGAGGGTAAACTTTCCCAACCCCCCTTCACGCAGCAACTGACCCAACTCTCCCGCTCCCCTGCGGTTAGAGTCACGAAAGGACAGTTTTATAGGGAGGCGGGTGGTTCTCCCCACGAACACCTTGTCGGTTTCATTGTGCTTTGCAAGGTAAATATGATAATTCATGACTATAGATGAACATGAAAATGGCTCCCTACAAGAGGGAGCCATAGTTTGGATTTTCGATTTGTTAATCCTCGTCGGAGCCGAATAGAGCGGTGCCCACATCGAATGGCTTCGGAGCCTTGTCGGACCCAGCAGCGGTGCGAATCTTCTTCAACACAGCAGCCTTCGGCTTCTCAAGCTGGTTCGTGCTATCCTGAGGAACACGCTTTGCGCCTTGCTCTTCAGGAGTGATGTTCTCAATGGTCTCAGCCCACAGGTCGTCCTTGTGGTCAGACTCATTGTTGCGGTCCTCGCCGGAAACCTCGTCCTGCTTGAAGTGCTCGGCAGCTTCGCTGTACGACTCGATAACGTCGATACCAGCAACCTGCTCAGCAGTCTTCAAACCAGCGATAAGGGCAGCGAGTGGGTCGCCGTCGGCACCCTGCATGGAGAACATGCTGTGCATATCAGCCATGCCGTCGTCGTCCAAAGACGCTTCGAGTGAGGATGCAGCAGAAGGTGCGAAGAAGTCATCCTCTTCACCAGCTTGCTTCTCGTCGCCTTCGTTCGCGAGAGATGCAGCCTTCTCTTCCATGTCGCCCTCATCGAATACCTTGGAGAAGTCGAGTTCCTCAGGTACTTCGCCTTCAACTTCATCCAGACCTTCGAGACCTTCGAGACCCTGCTCTTCGCCTTCAAGCTTGGCGAGGTCAAGTTCCTCTTCGCCCTCTTCGAGAATCTCGGACTCAATCGCCTTGATGGCGGCCTGAGCCTCGTCAATCTTCTCTTCAAGGACTTGCTTCTTTTCGTCAGTCAAGATTTCAGTGGCTTCAGCTTCTTGGTCACCCTCAACTGGAGGAGGTAGCTCAGCGGGTGGTTCCTCGCCGAGAGGCTCTTCAACAGGGGCTTCGACCGGGGCTTCCGCAGGAGGAGCCTCAACAGGGGCTTCACCTTCAGCCGGTGGGAAGTCAGCCTTCTTTGCAGAGGCGTCCTTCTTCTCGGCTTTCTTGCACTCAGCGCAACCCTTGCAATTCTTGCCGTCGCACTTCACAGAGGCGTTCTTGCCGTCGCTCAAGTTCTGAGTCTGACCGGGCTTCTCGCCAGCGTCGGGACGTTCAGCAGCCTTGGAGGCGTCGATTTCCTTCGGCTCGGAGCCGTGGCGACCGTCGTCATACTTGTCAGGCTGAGGACCAGATTCCTTGCGGTCATCAGCGACCTTGGCAGCAGCGGCCTTGGCATCACCCTTCAGTTCGCCTTCAACAGACTTCTTCTCAGCCTTGAGAATAGACGGGTCTTCGAGCAAGTCATTGAGTTCGACCTTGTGGACTTCCTTGAAAGTCTCAGCCAACTTGGTGTAGTGAGCGTTGATAGCAGTCTGACGAAGAGCCGCCTTGAGAGCCTTCGTAGTGTTGTTGGTGAGGAGAGAAGCCGCGAACGCCTTCTGCACGTCAGCCGGAGCGCCGGGGAGCATTGTCTTGGCGATAGTCCACGCGGACGCCACACGGGTCTTGGCCTCCTTAGTAATCGCCTCCCGCTTGTTCTTAGCCTCAGCAAGCTTTTCCTTCAGTGAGGGCTGCTTGGTAGGTTGATTTGCCATGTGAGTATCGCCTTTCTTCTTAATTGAAGAGCACAGATTTCCCCTGCATTTCTTCTAATATAGGGGGTGGTAGTTGAAATTTTGTTCCTCTGAATTTAGCTATCGCATTGATGTATGCAATAAACTCTTCATAGGAAGACTTCCCTTTCGCTCGGTTACAACGAAAGCAGCAAGGTACAAGGTTACTAAAAACATAACCAATTGAACTGTCTTTTCGGTCAATGCCATTATAGTTGAGAGTATGACCGGAGGTTAATGTCAAGGTGCTAGTTTGAGTCAATCCACAATAATGACATGACAATCCAATAAAAGAGATAAACTCATCAAAAGATAGTTGCCAAGAGAGGTTCCGCTTTTTAGCACTATACTTATATGCTTGAAATAGCTGATTTTTCATTGTTTGTACAACTTGACTAGCGCGAAGACAACCACAACTTACAGTTCTCCCTTGCTTCAAGTTACTCTGTCTCACTGTTGTTATAGAACCACAGGAACAACGACAAACCCAAAGAGCCCCACCAACACCAACCTCATCACTTCTATGAAGTGCAATCAGGTTTCCAAACTCTTGACCAGTAATGTCTATCATCCCCACACCTTTGGACGCTTAATACTCAAAGAAGAAAACTTCTCATACTCAGCTTCAGGTGGTGCGGGTCTATTTAATGCATTATAGGCCCATTCAGCGATTTGAGCGTACCCACTAACAGCCCCACCCTCTGGTATATTCTCTTCCGCCAAATCAAGAATGTGCTTTAGTGTCTGACGAAAATACCCCTCAATACTGGCTTTTTTAGAAGCAGTAACCGGGGGAGCAGATGCCTCAATGGGCGGCTCGGGGGCTGCAATCGGTGGCTCGACAGATGAAGTATCTGTCGGAATGTCGGGTGTTGGGGGAAGTTCAGGAGAGCCCGGAACTTCAGGTGGAAGCGGAGCAGGGGGCAGTGGAGGGGCTCCCATCGGGTCAGATGTGGCTCCATCCGCGATGTTTGCGAATTGCTGGTCGAGAGAATTCAACTCGGACTGGATTTCATCACTCCAGCCTCCGCCCTTGAACTTCTCCCATTCAGAAATAAGCTGAACACGCTCACGCATGGAACGAATCTCAGTTTCGAGTTCTTCACGCTTGTCGGAAAGGAGGTCAAACTGCTCACCGATACCAGAGTCCATCATGCCATCCATGGGGGCTTCGGCGTCGAGGTCAGCGAACTGTTCGTCAAGTGCGTCCAACTCAGCAAACTTCTGCTTGATGTTCGCAATGATTCGAAGGACTGCCGTGTCTGCTGCTTCTTTTTTCATGTTAGCCATTAGCGTATGTTTCTCCCGCGAAGGTCGTCTTCTTGCATCAAAGCTTCGCCTATAGAAGGGGCTTGATATTCATTTTCTGAAGCTGCCTTGGCAAACGCGCCCACACTAGCCGCTTTGCGCGTATACGGAGTCTTCGGTCCAACCCATTCATCTGAGACGATAGACCGTTTCGCTGCACCGGGGAATGCCGGGGTTGCTACCCACGACGCTTCCACGAACTTTACACCACCATTTGGCAACGTCTTGTGTCCGCACAGTTCAGCAACACGGCGTGATATAGAATCATCATCCACAAGGAAGGTACCCTTGTTGAAATTCAAGTGGTGACAATATGTACTCTGGTCGGTAACTCGGGCTCCACAGAAAGAGCAGATAACAAGGTCGGTTACACAACCCATAGAAAGGTAACGCACGCCGCCGTTGCGAATGTCATTGACTAGCTTGTCATGAGCAAGGTCTGTGGCTACAAGGATGTCACAGAAATACACCCAGCACTCAGGACCGGCGATTTGAATTTTGCGGAGAACTGAGTCGAGGATGTGCCCCTTGGCGTACTTGGAATTCTGAAAGTGTTCAACAAAGTTGAAGGCACCAACGAATGAGCGGTGTGAAAGCTTCAAAGTTTGGTTTTCCCACGCATCATCATTATTATTTACGAGGTGACTGCATTCGGGCTTGATGAGATAATCGAATGGGTCACTTTCTGTTTGTACCGACGCCATGATGGTGCAGTGGCTGAGCAAATACCGACTTGAATCTGCTGCAATTTTATTAAATGCAGCCGTCTTATGCCCGAATGTGTTAACACCATACATTTTGCCCCACTCTGACACGCTCAGAGTGGGTTCTTTAAGTTCCGCATTCGCTGTTTTCTTAAACGCCATGGTGTGTATGGTTACCCTACTGTAGATAGCTGTAGTTGAAATTTTCCTGCTCTACGCAGAAAATTAACAAACTGAAGGTACGGCGTGTTACTCTTAGCCTTCTGACATTCCTTACAACAGGAAACAACGTTGTCAGGTGTGTACCCTAAATCACTATCTTTTCGGTCGATTCCGTTATAATGAAATTCACCAAAACTAGTGTAGGTGGAGTGTACATTTGTTGGTGCTTGACCACAGTAATGACAATCCCCTAAAGTGAGACAATCAAATAATTCTTCAGTTAGTGACCATTCTCGCTTCGCAGTTCGGGCATTTTTCTTATATCGAGAGAGAATGGAATTTCTTGCTCCCTGCCCATACTTTAACGGTCGCCCCCTCTTACATCCACAACTCTTGGTATTTCCAGTCAGAAGCCGTGAATGAGGGATAACTACTTCTTTACCGCAGTCACAAACACACCGCCAACGTCCCTCTTTCTTACCGGACGGGTGATGGAACATAACACGTTCCACAGCAGTTAACCATCCAAACTTACGCCCAGTTATATCAACTTCAGGAGGTCTTCCTTCTTTTACCAAACAGCCACAACTTTTTGTGTGTCCTAGCTTGAGGTAACTCCCACGTACTTTGAGCAAATTCCCACAATCGCAGCGGCACAACCATAAAACAGATGTGCTTCTCGGGCCATCCTGTATTGACCCTGCTCTCTCTAAAACCAACAGACGACCAAACTGTTGACCAATCAAACTAACTACTTTACGCATTCCACGTGCTCCTATAATTAAGAGATACGTAGTTTGTTTTCATTTCATAGTGCAAAAAAGCACCCACAAGCGATGCATTCGACTAGACTACCTTCTTCGGCGGAGGTTTCCAATTTTTTTGCTTCTACACTATGACAAGCGGGGCAAACTAGATTAACCCCCTCTTCGGTCTGAATGGCTATTTTACTTCCCCGACGATACCTCTTGTCCTTACGGTAGCACTTGTTGCAGACGTTCCCCCGCTGGTCTTCAGTCATACAGCAGCAGTTTCCCACCCACTTACCACAGTCCTGACACTGAACAGCAGAGTTACTCGCGTCACAATGGTTGCTGATAAGGTCACCGCAATAGTCACAGGTGCCGTTGCTGTACTCTTCTTTGCAGTAGTTGCAAATCTCTCCGGTCGGAGAAATCCCGGCTGTCTTACTCGCTTTGATGCCGTATGAGCCATCAGGACCGTCGTCCTCATCATCGTCATCTTCCCACGTATAGGAAATCTTGCGTCCATCCTTCACCGAGGAAAGCGTCTGCTTCAGCAACTCTTGCTGGGCTGTGGGGGCTGGCGGCTGGTCTGGTGGGTTGTTAGGATTGGCTTGACCCGGTGTAGCTGGTGCTGGGTTAGGGGCTGGTGCTGGGTCAGCAGGGCTCTTCACGCCCTCCATAACTTCAGCCTGAGCCGTCTCATCAAGATGACGACGGAGGTCATCCCGAGGCGGTAGTGATGTCGGAGTTTCTTTGATAGGCACCGCCGCATTGCGAATCTGCTCGGCGAACTTCTGAACAGCGAACTTCTGAACAGCGAACTCTTCAATCTCATTCCTTGCAGAAGTCTTCAATGCCTGAAGCACCTGTTGCAATTGCTGTTGAGTAAGGTCACCAGCAGCGGCGGGGTTGGTTTGTGCTTCATCGTGAAGCTGCTGCGGTGTCTTGTTCTGCGACTGTACGGGCGGCACAGGGTTCGGCATGGGTGCAGTGGGGGCTGGGTTCACATCCGTAGGCTTGGGAGCCGTAGGAGTGCCCCCAAGGGGCGTACCAGCCCCATAGGACTTGGTGTCTGCTTGCTTGAGTTTGGCAATCTCTTCTTTCGTGAGTTGCTCCTGCTCTTCACCTTCAGCTTCGTCTTGTCCAACGTCAGCCACAACAATCCTGCCTGAGGCTGTACGATACACTTCAAATTCATCCTCTTCGAGGGCTGGACGCTTTTTGGGAATTCTAGCGGGGTGCCTCCATCCATTCATGGGGGTCTCTTCAGGCAGGTTAGAAATGAGTTCGGCTTCTGTAGGATTCACAAGTTTACAAGCGCGTGGGTCTGATACTGGATATTCGTTATAGGGGTCGTCCAAATCAGTGTCTAGCACCGTATGAGTAGTGTTGTAGTCTCCGGGGTAATCACATCCGGGTTGCCTGTTTCTGGCCGCAACCACAGGATGCTCACTCTCTTTGAAGAAATTAGCATCTTCAATGACTGACTCGACTGGAGGCTTAGGTGTAATAACTGAGTTGGTGAGGCTGTTGATGCTACCGGGGTGGGCGAGACAGTCACCCGATTCGCACGCAGCGCACTTCGTTGAAGCAAACAGTGGATTCAAAGCAATACCCTCATTTGGTCTCTCTTTATAGAGTCCGTTATACGAATTAGCTGTGACATCCACCCTATCCACCTTACCCTTAACTGGGAAGAGCCGGAAGAATTCGTCTATGGTGTCGTCTATGGATTCGTCTTCATCCTCACTCGGCCCACCAACCCAACGGACGCGGAGCACCCTGTCATCAAGAACGATGAATCCCTTCTCGGTCTCATCGTAATCCAAGTGATTTACAGCGCACACCGCAGAGTGAACACACGACAACCCGCCACTACTGTAATTGAACAAAATTGTTCCAGTCGGCTTCGACCAAATCCACTTGTAACCAATGCTGGGGTGCTTCGGGTCGATACGGTAGCCCGGTGGGAAATTTGTAGCAAGCTTAGATAGAAGCCGTGAGTTCAATTCCCCTCCTTTGGTGGTGCATCATCGTTTAAGTACAAAATTGCTTGCTCTAACAACGTCACTGAATCACGAAAGTTTCCAATGCCCAGATTACAAGTGCCACAAAGCAACCCTCTAACCTTACCCGTTTCGTGGTCGTGGTCAATCTTTGCTGCTCCTTGACGGGTGCTGTCAAACTCTCGCTTACAGATTTTACACCTATGATTCTGGTGTTCAAGTATGTCGTAATACTGAGAGAGGGTGATTCCATAAGACTCTACTCGCTTTCTGACCAATCGTTTTTGTTGGACCTTTGCAGCGGCTAGTTTCTTTTTACGGAACTCAGCATCCGTATGGTATTTCTCTCGTTGGTACTCTCTCCGACACTTACGACAAATCCGTTGTCCTAGTGTTACGGGAGAATTCAAATCTTCGCATTTCGAACATACCTGCTTTTCCATGTGCCAACCTCTACTAAAGAGGCTGATAGTCGATTTCTTACACCTTCTTACATGGCACGTTCCTTACAGAGGAAGCGGGAGCCAAATACAAACACCTTCTTACACGCAGTTTTAGAGGGGCTGTAAATTAACTCCACTCCTTCTGTTCCTGTGTGCCGATTCCTCCCGATTATCCGACCGTCACCATAAGCTAGAAAGTCAGCTAAAGGAACATTCCTCTTCTCCCAAACTCTTTCCTTTGGTTCCAAAAACTCTTGTGCATACTTCCTGTCTGTGGTCACAAAGACACCAGAGTGGATAGCCTTCGGTCCAGCATGATACACTGTCAAAGTTTTAGGCACAGGAGTACCAAAAGCTTCCTCCAGAGAATCTCGTCTTAGCGTAGTCAGACGAGGCCACGCAGATGTATAGGCATCTGCTTCAGAGATTGCACCTTCAGGGAAAGAGGCGAGAAGACGACCGGGAATGGAGTCGTTCAACGCGCCTTCTTCAACTTCTGTAGTCCCACGACCAGCGTAGTCTTTGCCGTTCTGCGTGGTGAAGTCAGGGTCAGAGTGGTGTTGATGCGTGGCGTAATCCTCGTCGCTAATCATCTCCAACATAGCGTCCAACGCAACCTTGTTCTTCAGAGATGCAAGGTGACAACCCTTCAGATACACATCGTATCCGGGGAAGGCTTCCTTGAAGCCGTTCAATACTTGCTTGGGAACAAAGTCGAGCCAGTCTGTGACCAGTGGAGCAGTCTGAATTTGGTTGCGTGGTGCCATTTAATGCCTCGTTAGAAGGAACTGATAGCTTCTTTTTGTGAATTTTAGCGGATATTGCCGGGTCACACGCTGGGGCGTTACCTCCATAGCGTTGTTGGTTGGTTTGGATACGTTTTTTGTTTACAATGGGGTTACATGCTGGGCTCAACCCACCATATCGTTCAAGATTAGTTGCACCACGTTTGACAAGCAAGCTAGGACTAAAACTAGGATTGGTTACTCCATACTTAGTCAACAGAGTGGTCTTTGTTTTTTGTCGTATTTCTGAGTCGGAAAAGGTGCGTAAATTTCGCCAGTGGGCAGGACATTCATAGAATGTTTTTGAACAGCAAGGCTTGTCCTTAACCCCCAATAAAAACTTGGCTTGTTGACCACATCCATATCCACAGGAGGTCTCTACCTGCACCCCCTTAACTTTCATATTTTTCTTAGTGTAGGCAGGACATATTTTATGGTGAGTGGAACAGCAAGGGGTTTCCTCCCTCCCAATAAGATACAAGGCTGGAGTGTTACAACCGTACTCACATAATAGCCGGAAGTCCGGGGGGATTAAAACAGTAGGTGTCTTTGAGCCCTTAGGTCTTCCTGTATTGCCTTTTTCTTTTGCAATTCGACCAGCACGACCGGGGTCTGCCAGACCGTTCTTATTGATGTACTTAAATCCACCCTGTCCACCCTCATGGAGGTTGTAGCATAGTGAGTCCTGTCGAGCAGATTGGAGGAGTTCTACTTCCTTCGTATAAGCCTCTGATGCAGAGGGAAATTGGAAGAGAACTTCTTTAGTGAAGTTGTGTCGGCCATACTTCTTTACAGCCCGTTTGATAGCAATACCAGAGCCCAAGTAATCATCATTGGGCTTGCTGGTTTCGTGAACACCGAAGTAATAGCGGGAGTTGAGCAGGTTGGTGATTTTGTAGACAGTAAATGTGGTCATGACTTTCTGAGTACCTTCTATCTAATACTCAGAAAGTCATGAAATTGAAGCTACTGTCGATGAATTAACTAAGCCCCGAATCTAGGAACGATTAACTGATTGAATACAACAAGCTACGACCAGTTGTATCTCCAGAATTTAGGCCGCTATCCAGAAATTCCCCGTAAACTGAACCGCTTACGTCAAAGATGTCGGTGACCAGGATATTGCACTCCTCGGTCACTGCCGCTGTTTCGATAACATAACCAGTGTTGTAGCTGTTCATCCAGCAGCCTTCGTAAACGGTTGCGACCGCATACAGAGGGGGGTTGCCGTTGCCCGTGTTATTGAGCCCACCCTCGTTTGGAATATCAGCTTTGATGGCTTGACCGATGTTTGGGTCCTCGGAGGCAAGCTGCGAGAAGACAATTTCAGTCTTGATGTCGAACGGCCACTTGTGATGACGGATGGAGCGAACGGCACCACTGACACCAGCTTTGTAACCAAGAACCTGCATGAGGTTGGCAAGGTACAAGCAAGTACGAATAACGGTTAGCTGCATCGGCTCGGTCACGCCGGGAACGAGTTCGGCAACTTGGTCGCCGTAGCCAAGGCCACGAATGGCTTCGACGTTCTTCGTTTCCTGAATTGTGAAGGACGAGGTAACGCCCAGCTTCACGAACTTACCAACGTCAACAACGTCGGTAAAGATTTTGAACCGCGAACTGATGACGCTCTCTGTCTGAGCACTGGTCCCCTGCTGATATATGTAACCACCCTGTGCCATGTTTATTCTCCTTAGCCGATACCGGCGTATTCATTTAATGAAATGGGTAGTTTGTTTTGTAGATAAAGCCGTCTACGCGCCCACCCATCTTTGATTGCTTGTCTGTGAGCCTCTGAGTATTTCTTTCCTTTATGTCCCTCAGAAATGTTCCTTCTTGCCTCATCAGAAAGCTTGATACCTTTGGTTCTTGCTATGCCTACATTAGCCGCCGCTATCCTCTGTTTGTGGTCTTCAGATAATCTGACACCTTTGTGGGACTCAGAAAGTTTTTGACGGTGTTCAGGGGAATTAACTTGACCCCGACGACCCTTACTCCCCACCGCGTATTTATTGCCTTTAGAGGCTGCACCAATTTTAGCTAGGGTAACATCGGTATGTTTCATCCCCTTAGCACGTTGGTTACCCAACAACGACTGGCTAATCTGCTCTTTAGCTGATTGCGGTTGAACAGAGCCCAATCGACTACCGGCTGTCGGGCAGAGATTGTACCCCTCACCAAACGCTTTGAAAGCATCAATAGCTAACTGCTCCTGCCACAACAAGTGCTCTTTTGGGCAGTAAGCAATAGTTTCAAATTCGAATACATCTGCCCCATACTTGTTCCATGCAGCCTGTAACTTGGGATTATTGTGTGTTTCATTCGTAAGCTGCCTACGGTGGTCTCTCCAGCGTTTCTTGAAGTTCAAGGCACTGCCGATGTAACACTTACCATTCACAGTGTTCCGAATTAAGTAAACTCCACAATCAAACCACGCCATACTGTCTCTATTACTCTTTGTGTGGGCTATCCAAATCCCATTTGGTGCAATCGCACTTAGTACATTTGCCGTTCTTGTGCTCATCCTTTTCATGCTCACAATTGGCACACTTCCTATAACCCTCTTCATCGTCTTCATCATCCGACGCGATTGTCAAACCAAAGAGGACAGAAGAACTCTTTTTCTTGTTCTTTTCCTTGACTTCAAGAGCCTGTTCTTCCGCCTCTTCCTGCATCCGCTGCTTGTTCAATACTTTAGCGGCCTCACCAAACATGTCATAAGCACGGTAGACTGATTCAACCGCCTCACGCACCGGGCGAGAATCCAGAGTCTTAGTCACCTTCTTGATGTCGAGATAAAGTGCTTTGAGTTCTTCACCGGCCTTCTCAACCTTTTTGAGAGCCGAACCTGTGCTCATGTCTTCGGCAAACTTAGAAGGAAGTTCAGTCGCAGGACGTTTGATACCGGTGTTGTCATCAACCATGCCATGTGCTTTACCAATCTCAGGGGTGCGACCACCATCTTCCTTGATAGTGCCAGTGTCCTTGTCGGTCACAAACCATGCACCACCTTGAGAAGTCGCAAGCTTTGTATTGCCCTCTTCATCCGCAGCGATAATTAAACCACCAATAACTGAAGCCGCCATTGGAAGAGGAGCCGCCGTTGGTGGGGCACCCGCCGCTGGTGCAGTAGGAGCCTTTTCCTGTTTAACTTCAACCGGACGATCAGCAAGTTCATCCGCGATAGCACCAATAAACTTGTTCGCTGCTTTGTCGTTATAGAGGTCTTCCGCAGTAGATAACGCCTTCAACATCTTGGCTAGAACATCGCTGGAGAGTTGTTGAATATCGGCATCTGGATTGGCAGCAGGAGCCTTGGTTGGAACTAGAACCGGAGCGGCCTTCTTCGTGCCGTAAAACAAGTCGGCGTTCTTGAAAGAGGAGGCAAGGCGAGGAACTTCAGCCAGTTCAGGGGCTTGGGGTTCTCCCTTTTCATCCCGGTCGCTAATAAAGTCACTGCTAGAAGCCAGAACCGGAGCCGCTTCTTGACCTTCTGTTCCCGCATTTTTCATCTTGGCAATCATGTCCACATCCTGTTTGATTTTCTGTGCCATCTCTGGCATCACTGCATCGTCCAAGTAGTCATCCAATGTCGCTGCCCCCTCTTGCTGCATCTCTACTGGGGACTTCTTGAGGACGTTCGTGAGAAAACTAATCGCTTCCTCAAGTTGGTCAAGACGTGCATCGTGAGCATTGCTGTTCACAAATTGCTCAACAAGAATCTGTGCTTCTTGCACCGCTTGCTCAAGTGTTTGCTTAGAGACAAGCGTTGTCGCCTTCTTCTTTGAAGCCAACTCAAGGTGCCGATTGGAATTCAAAATCAAGTTAGAAGTGAGAACCTTGTTAGGTAACTCCTCTTTATCCTTGCCCCAATCAATTACAGCCAAACTTGTGCCTTGCCCAAAGGGCTGAAGAACAGTCACTGTGCCTTCTGCAACTGGGGCGGTTCCGGTGTACTGTCCTGTGGAGCGAAGGAAGTCACGTGAATACGAAACCACGCTCCCTACTTCAATCCCCTTCCCGTTAACCGTCGCTGTTCGACGGGCGAATAGTCTTGATGCCATAGTCTCTTCTCTCCTGAACTTAAACCGTGATGTCAGGGATGGTTGGTAGCAAGGTTTTGCTACGCAACGCCATCATGGCTTGTTGAATTCTACTCTCAACCACAGAGACCCAAACTTGGGCCGCTTCACTTGGATTGGGAGTGATACACATCATTGCCCCTTGAATCGGAGCCGATTGATACGGGGGGCCCGATGGAAGGGCTACAGTAAATGAAGCTACTTGTGATGAAAGCTGAGTAGTGATTCCCACGTAGTTCTCCGTCGTTGGAAACTGAAAAGTAAAAGATGTGTTGCTCGGGTCTGTGAAACTACCGGCTATGTTTACTTCGGGGTCCCCAAATGCAGCTATAAGCTGTTTATCATTAGTATCCGTGAGGTCACCAACAAAAGAGGGCTGAAGAATGATGTTTATAGCACCGTTGGCTTGAGTTACGTTGGTATGAATTTTCATATTGTGACCTCAGGTAAAAATAGTAGCTTTCTATCCCCCTTGAGATACCCAATAAGAGATTCAAGCCGTTCTACAGAATCATTGACCATCCCTAGAGCTTGATTGCATTTCTGACAAAGAACCCCCCGTACGTTACTTGTCTTGTGGCAATGGTCTAAATGCCAGAGCGTTGCTTTCTGCTTACAGGCTGCACAAACTCCGCCCTGTGCAAACAAAGCAAGCTGTTTATCTTGATAAGTCACCCCATATTTAGACGGGTAATTAGCAAGGCGTTTCTTGTTTTTGTAGCTTGCGTCATCTCTAATTCGTAAGTAATAGTTTGTTTTCTCTACCTTACGACAGGATTTACACACTGAAGCTATTCCATCTTTGGACGTTGCCAACTTCCAGAAATCGTCATTCACCGATTTCTGGAAGCCGCATTTCGTACATATTTTAGTCTCAAGCATAGAATCCTATCAGAGAGTCGTGGTTACGGTGAACGTCACCGAAATGTACAAGAGCGAGAATATCGGCTTGAAGGTCACTGTGACATCGACCGTTGTCGGGTCACTCGGGTCAGGAACCACACTCAGGTTATTGTACCCAGTGATGATTTCGTTGGAGACCAATGAACGGAGACGGGCGTTGCAAACTGCCGTGATGTCGTTCACCAGTGAATCCACCAGCTTGCGGCCAATGAACTGCTTGAGGTCAACACGGAACTGCTGACGAACATAGTCAGTGATGGTGGTGCAAGTCGGCTCTGACGTAATCGGGTTCGATGGGTCAGTTGACTTGTAGTGGCGAATGTTCAACGCACCAGAGTTATCGGTGAGGAGAACAAGACCCTGTGATGCCATCTGGTTCATGGTTGCATCGTCATAGCGGATGAGCAAGCGAGTGAAGCCAACCAAATCCTGCAACGTGAGCGAGGTCGCCACGTCATTGGCCGGGTTGACATTCAAGCCAGCCATAGCAGCCGCCATGAATTCGCCGGAGACCGCATACTCAAGTGCCTGACCAGTCTGCGTGTCCGTAACTTGGATACCAGCAACAGGGTTGCCGATAGCAATCATACGGGCGTTAGCCAGCCCTGTAGCGTTTGCGATAGCCTGAGTGGAGGTTGTGTACTGGCTGTAACCAACGAAGCCAATCGCTTCACCCTTGTTGCGGACGTTAGCCTGAGTGATAAGCTGACGGCTCAAGAACTGGTGAACCGTTGGGCTCGTGCTCAGAGGAACGATAACGTCAGCCTTCTTGGTGTACCCCGGCAGGTTGACTGTCAAAGTCTGAATGGCTGCGATGAAGTCAGGGTCAGAAGCGAGGTTCTGTCCGGGTTGCTGAGGAACTTGGATGCAACCGAAGACGTTGGCCCCGTTCTGCACCATGAGCGAGACGCCCAAGGACAGGCGGTTGACTACACTCGGCTGACCGTAAGCCGTGTAAGCATCCGCTTCATTGTCGTAAAGCTTGAGAGCCATATCGGAGGCTGTCTTCGCAACCGTAAAGGTCACGTAGTAGAACTCACCGACGCTTGGTTCCTGACCAGACTTGTTGTAGGTCGCCACAACAGCCGTGTCACCAGTTGCCGCACCGAAGGTCGTAACCACGCTGGTGGTCAAGCCGGGGATGGCAATCAGGTTGTTTGGCTGAGCCGTGCCGAACGGGAAATAGGTGGAGCCCGTGTAGCGTACTGTGCTCTTGCTGGTGGTGAAGGTGAGGGTGTCGCCCGGAGCGAACGTGTACCGAGGCGAAGGCAGCGAAGTGTAACCGAAGCCCAACGCATCAGCCGGATTGACGATGGTCACCTTGAAGCCGGTAGCCACATCAATGTACGTCTGGTCGAGATAGCCCGTTCCATGAGAACCAGCGGTGCCCAGTGAAGAGGTAACCGTGTAGCTGTGAGTGTACGAGGTGGAGATGGGGTTCGCCCCACCAGCCAGATTCAGAGCGGCAGCGGTGGCGACCAACGTTGAGCCAGAGCCTGTAGCCGTAACCGAGATACCCGATACTGTGACTGGGAACAGGGCGACTGCCTGAGTGATGGTGTTAGCCCCACCGACCGTCGCAACGTTACCAACCACCACCACACCGGAACTCGCTGTAGTGTCAAAGGCAATCTGAATTGAGTTGCCAGCCACACCCGGCGTAGTTGCCGTGAAGGTGATGCCTTGAGTTGTCAATGTAGCCTGAACGCCGGGAGTGACGTTCGAGCCATCATTGTTGAATGTCAAAGTGACAGTCTCATCCGGGGCATTCGGTTCATCCCATGCATCCGAGAATGCATTCGGGTAAACGATGCCGGTAGTGGTGAAATTCGCATCCGTAACCGCATTGGTGCCGTTGGCAACCACTGGAAGCACATAACCCAGTTCGTTGGCAATGGTGTAAGTTCCCTGTCCAGACTGAGCCGGATTGGCGACAGTCAAGATGTAGGAGTGGTCATTCAGCGTGTTGCGGTAGTAGCTGGCGTATACCTTGGAACCAGCCGCTGGAATGTTGTACAGCGTCACCTGACCAGAAGCGCCAGAGAGACGAGCAACCTGAACCGGACCGGCCTGATAGGCAGTGTAGGGGTTAGTACCAACGAACACCTTAATCAAGCTTGGGTTATCAGTTGGATTCGCCAGACCGCTGCCATCCGTTGGAACATCGGGGAGCGTGAAGACTGCTGAAGTCCCGTTGCCGTTGCCAGCGAATTGCAGGTAGACATGCTCATCAACCAATGTGGTGATGATGTCAGACGGTCCAAACTGTGTGGTGTCAGCCGCGTTCGATGTTCCTACTGCGGTGGTAGTCGAAGCACCCCAGTTGATGGTGGGGTTCCCGTTTGAGTCGGTGCCCAGCACGTAGTCAACATCCTGCACGTAGTCAGCACGGTCCGGTCCGAGACCCACTTCAACGATACTGGCGACATTGCTTGCCGGGAGAAGGTCGCAAGTGTTCTGGTAGGTGTTGGTGTAGTATGTGATGGTCAACGTGGAGGCAGTGGAAGGCACTGGATTGACGAGAGTCACCAAACCATCCGCACCATCGACAGCCGACACAGCGACAGCAACCCCGTTCAGCGTTACAACCACCTTCGCTGGACTCGTGGTTACAACACCGCCGTTCGTACCGTCAACGATAGGAACATTCTGAACCTTGAACTGAGTGTTGGAGTTTGGACCGGAGCCGCCAGCCAAAGGTGTAGCAGCTTGCACGGCAAGGACGCCGACGCCAACCGGAACGGTTGCGGTGAGGTACCCCGCTGAGAGCGTCAAGATTCCAGATTCCACCAAGTTGTAGAGGTCAACAACCGTGCGAACAGTGTTGTCCGCCTTGCGGATGTTGATAGTGATGGCGTTCGTGCCATAGCCACCGACCGCCAGCGAATCAACAACACCGTAAGGTGGCGAAGAGAGACCTGTGTCGATTAGCTGAACACTGACCTCGTTACCGACTGCACCGGGGATTGTTGTGCTGAGGATGACTGAAGAAGAGGAAGCCCCTGTGATAGTGAGGGCGGCGAAAGTAGGCACCTGAGACAGGAGACTTTCATTGGTGATGAGGGTATCACCCCGCTTGAAGTAGTAGGACAATTCAAGGTTGGAGCCTTGCGGTGGGATGCCTTGCAGAGCGAATGCGCCTGACGCGCCATTCAGAGAAATCGCCGTGGCTGGAACCCCATCGACTGTGACTTGAAGCTTGGTGGGGTCAGTGGTCACCGTGCCCGAGCCATCGCCTAACACCACAGGGAAGTAGGTGGTATTGAAGTTGCGAGTCAGGCCAGTAACTTGGTCGGAGATGTTCTCATTGACGATTTGGTCATCAGCCACAGCGGAAGAGCCACGAAATAGCTCCACATTATTCTGAGTGAAGAATTCCTGACCTTCACCGATGATGACGGGGATACGAGCAGAGCCGAACAGAGGCTGACCGCCGCCCTCGATGATTACGTCTGTGAATACGCCGGGGGCCGCATAACTGCCAAATAATGCCATAGTGAATCTCCTTAAGCCGCTGCTGCTGCTGCTGCGACTTGTTCTCTAACCAAGATGTTAGTAGTCTGTTTTTGCAACTGATATTGAAAAAGAGAAGCTACCCATGACATAAACTCATCATGACTTTGTTCCCCTTTAGCCCAATTGCAAGTTTTACAACAGGTGACCACGTTACCTTCAACATAGCCTAAACCATTATCAATGCGGTCAATGCCGTTGTAAGTGAAGTTCCCATTGGAAGACTCTGAGGGATAAGCGACATTGGAAGGAGCACGACCACAATAATGACAACCCCTGCTAGTCAGTTGGATAAATTGGGAGTCAGAAAGTCCCCACACTAGCCCTCGCTTTTTAGCATTCTTCTTGTAATCATGAAGCACCCGATTTCTCGCTGCCTCACCTTTCTCTCTACGTGTCAAACATCCGCAGCTTCTAACCCCACGGTTAGCTCTGAGCAAGTTCGCCGTACTCACAAATTTTACAGGGCTTCCGCAATCGCACTGCACTTGCCACATCCGGTCCCGTTTATGACCAAGAGCCAACTCAAGCACAATCAATTTGCCAAATCTTTGCCCCGTTAAATCTGTTTTTACACCCTGCATACTTGCCTCAATTTGAGGAAACCAAAGTCCAAATTTTTCTTAGTTATTGACGAATAACCCCTACTCGTCTTTGTTTACTGTGCTTTCAGGGACGGTCACTGCTTTCAAGCGCCCTCCCTTAATAGGCTGATAGTCGTTCCTTCCGGTGGCTTTCAAAGCCTGAGTACCAGCACTCTGCCTAATCTTGTCTCGAACGGCCTTACGCTCGTAA